CTTATTTAAATGTTGTTATACCAGAATTGCCAACTTTTGACATGGGTTCACTCATGACTGTTTTGATGGGCATGCTCGGATTAGGCGGACTTCGCAGTTTTGAAAAGTACAAAGGATTGACTAAATGAGTTTATACAGAAACATACAAGCTAAGAAAAAAAGAATAGCTGCAGGTAGTGGTGAAAAGATGCGTAAGGCAGGTGCAAAAGGAGCGCCTACTAAAGGTAACTTTAAAAGAGCAAAGCAGACAGTAAAGAAAAAAAAATGATTTGGCATTGGTTAACATTATCAAAGTTTTTTAATAAGATAGGAAACTATTTTTATTACAAGCATGTAAGTTGTTTAAGAAAAAGACAAGGGAGATAATTTTGGATATAGATAAACTTAGACAAGAGATAGAAGCAGATGAGGGGAATGTGTCTGAAATATATTTAGATCATCTTTCATTAGAAACTTTTGGAATTGGACACTTGGTAAAAAAGACAGATCCAGAATATGGTATGCCAGTAGGTACAGCAGTAAGCAAGAAGCGTATTAACAGTTGTTTTAATGATGATATACTGGGAACAATAGAAGATTGTGAAAAATTATATGATGATTTTTACAAACTACCAGAAGAAGTGATGTTGATATTATGCAATATGATGTATAATCTGGGGTACACAAGACTCTCAAAGTTTAGTAAGCTAAAGAAAGCCGTTAATGAGAATAATTGGGAAGAGGCATCAGAACAGATGTATCAGTCAAAGTGGAGAACACAAGTGCCCAATAGAGCAGAAAGATTAATAAGCAGAATGAAAGCAGTAGGAGCATAATATGTTAAGTACAATACTTAGTTTAGCAGCCCCCGCCATATTAGGTCCGGCAGGATTTGCTATATCTGGCATGACACCTATGATGGCTAGTGCAATAGGTGGTGGTTTGGGCTCTTTATTACAAGGTGGTAGTGGATCAGACGCTTTAAGAGGGGCAGCTTTAGGTGGCCTTGGTGGTTATCTTGGTGGAAAACTTGGTGGAGTAGATCCTAATATGGCTATGACACCTGCAAGTAGTTTTGGTGCTGTTAGCGCTCCTGCTGGAGTTTCACCAGCACTAAATCCAGATATTGCAATGAAAATGGGAGGTGCGGGTACTGGTTTAGCTACCAGCCCAATTATGGCAAATTTGACAAGACCAGAGGCAATAGGAGCAGGTTTAGGTGGTATGATGGCTGACTCAATGCAGATGCCAGAATATAAAAAACCAGAAGAAGATGATACTGTTTATCCAAGAGGTATGCCAATTAAAAACACATCTTTGTTTCCTGAGATGGGTTATGATGCAGGTAAAGAAGGTGAGTTTGATTATAGAATAGCCAAAAACTTTGCTGAAGGTGGTGAGATAGAAGGTGATATGTCTGCTATGGACATGGGTATAGGTGGCATGCAAGAAGGTGGTATGAATGATAAAGAGTTAATAAGTGGAGCTATAGACGTTATACAAGGCGAAATAAACGACCCTGATCAACAAAAAGTTATATTAGCACAGTTTATATCACAATTTGGTCAAGAAGCTTTACAAGACCTTGTAGCAAGAGTTCAGTCTGGTGACGTTCCATCAGGTCAACAAGAAGGAGATGGTAAAATAGAAGGCGCAGGTGATGGTATGGCAGATATGGTTCCTGCTTCTATGGAAGGCGATCAAGATGTTTTACTTAGTGATGGTGAGTTTGTTGTTCCTGCTGATGTTGTAAGTGGTATAGGCAATGGTTCATCTGATGCAGGTTCTAATAAGTTAGAAGATATGATGGATAGAGTAAGAGAATTAAGAACTGGTGGAACTACACAGCCACCTGCAATACCTGACGAGATGATGTTACCTGCATGATCTTTACAGCAATACCTAGAGAAGTTCTAGACGTTGTTTGGCAGGATGTAGCTTCAATGCTTGCAAAAGCAGTAGCTACAAGTAATGGTAAGTTTCATATAGATGATATTTACCGTGATATAGAGAATGGTACTTATAGTTTATGGCTTGCTATAGACAAAGAGGCAGAAGGAAACAAAGTGGTAGCTGGTATTACAACAAGAATAATTGCATATCCTAATAAGAAATCACTGGCTATGGACTGGATAGGTGGTAATAGGATGTCTGAATGGATGCCTCTTGCAATGGAAAAATTAACAAAGTTTGCTCAAGACTGTGATTGCTGTGCATTAGAAGGCTATGGTAGAAAAGCATGGGGTAGAGTATTAAAAAGATATAACTGGGAACCAGATTATATTGCTTACAAAATGGAGATAGATAATGGGTAAAGGTTCTAAGGCACCGCCACAACAAACAGAACAAAATATAGTTCAAAGTAATTTACCTAAATACTTTGAGCCATACGCCATTGATATGATGAAAAGGGCTGAAGCTGAGTCTAAGCGTGAATATACTCCATATGAAGGTCAAAGATTAGCTGATGAAAATACTGATACTGCAAGGTCAAGAGAGATGGCAAGAGCTGCAGCAGAAGGTGGTATAGGAGGATTAGCAACAGCACAGACTGGCACAACTGCAGGAATGAACAGAGCTTTATCTGGTATGGGGTATCAATCTCAAGATTTTGATTCTGCTCAAGCTCAAAAATATATGTCTCCTTATTTGCAAAACGTATTAGATGTGCAGAAAAATCAAGCTGTATTAGACTTCAATAGAGGTCAAGCCGATCGTAATTTTGCAGCTGTAGGTTCAGGAGCATTTGGTGGATCTAGACAAGGTGTACAACAAGCTCTTGCAGGAGAAGGATTACAAAGACAGCTTGGAGAAATACAAGCCACGGGACAACAAAAAGCATTTGAGCAAGCTCAACAACAATTTGGTGCGGATAGAGACGCAAGATCGCAAGCAGAGAAAATGGGTTTATCAGCGGCAGAAAGCCTGTCTGGTCAATCAGCGCAGCTTGCTGCACTAGGTGAAAAAGCAAGAGCAGGTGATATTGAGTCAGCTCAGTTATTAGAAAAAATATCAAAAGATAGAATGGCTAGAGAGCAAGCAGGATTAGACTTAGGTTATGAAGACTTTGTAAGGCAAAGAGATATGCCAAGAGAAGACCTTACATTCTTATCTTCTATATTAAGAGGTGTACCTGTTCAACCATCTACAGAAACTACAAAGTTTCAACAATATAACCCAGTAAAAGATTTACTTGGTACAGGAATAGCTGGTTTAGGATTATATAAGGGGATATCTGGATTATGATGAATGTTTTAGAAATACAAGATAATCTTAAAAACTTCTCTGAGCAACAACTTGTAAAAGAAATGCAACAACCTAGTGGTTCTACACCACAGTTTCTTGTTTTATCAGAGCTTAACAGAAGAAAAAGAGTTAAGGGTGATTTTGAAGCTAGACAATCACAAAACCAACCAACAGTTGCACAAGATGTAGTGGCATCTGCAGGAGTACCTCAACAAGGTATGATGGGCATGTCAGAAGCTATGGCTCCTCAAAGTATAGAGTCTGGTGGTATCGGATCTATGATGCCAAAGACTATGAAAAACGGTGGTGAAGTAGAAGGTTATGCAGAAGGTGGGGTTATTAGAGCAAAAGCTGGTGAATATTTTCCATCATCTAATGAATTATATGGAATATACGGGCAAGAATCAGGATTTGGTAAAAATTTGTTTGGATCTGCTGGTGAAATAGGACCGTATCAAATACTACCTACAACAGCAATTTCTCCGGGATATGGTATACAGTCTTTGTTTCCTGAGTTAGCTCAAGCAGTTGCAGAAGGCAAATACAAAGATTTTAATGAAGCTTATTTAGATAATAAAGATGCTGTTGATTCTGTATTAATGAGTGGAGAAAAAACAGAACCTTTTGTTAAAAGTTATTTAGATGCTGCAGAAAATAAATTAGGAAGTAGAGATAAAGCATTATTGTCTTATAATCAAGGTATAGCAGGAACCAAAAACTTTAATGAAGACGCATCAAAAACAAATTATGTAAGTGGAATTATGTCTAACATGCAAGGTTTTGATGGGGCTAAAATGTCTAGACCAACCTTTACTGATGGTGATGTAAAGAAAACAAAAGTACTTGGTACAACTACAACAAACAATAAAACAAATGAAGATGACAAAGATAGAGTTGATGGTAGAGGCTTTGTTAAAAAGTTGTTTGATATTGTTCCTACTCCTGATGATTCTTTGTCTGGATTTGAGGGAAGTGAAAAAGGAAATGTTCCACAATTTTATAAAGATATACAAAAACAATTAGAACAAAGAGAAGAAAATAAAAGAAAAAATGAAAATCCTAATGAAGAAATAAATCTTCCTTCTGGAACATATGAAGACAAAATAATAAGAGATTTAAAAATAGCTCAAAAACAAGAACAGTTACTTAAAGAAGAAGCAAAAGAAAATGAAGAAAGAGTAGACGATAGAAACCCGGTTATGAAAGCTTTAGGATTAATACCTACACCTGATGATTCCTTATCTGGGTTTGAAGATATGTTAAAAACTGATCCAGACAAATCGTTTTTATTTGGTGAAAAAGGCCTAGATATATTAAAGGAAGGTCGAAAGAAAAGGCTTGCAGAAAGAAAACTTCTTAAAGATGGATTTTATTTTCCTGAAGATTCATTAAGTGGGCTTGAAACATTTGATATGGGTTCACCAGATGGTGCCAGTGAAGAAGTTACAAAAGGAACAGCAGACGCACTTAGACAAGGTGAAGTGGATGCAAAGAAAGCTGTGCCTGAAGGAAAGCCTTTACCTGAAGCAACAACAGCATTATCTTCGTTACAGCAAGAGCTTTTAAATAGACAAGATCAAATGAAGAAAGATAGAGACTTTGACAAGTATATGGCACTTGCTCAAGCTGGTCTATCCATCATGTCATCTGATAAGCCAACCCTAGCAGGAGCTATAGGAGAAGGTGGTACTGCAGGACTAGAAGCTTTTAGAGGAGCGCAGAAGCGTTACCAAGAAGGATTAAATGATATTCTTAATGCAAGAGTTAAGTTAGCAGGTAAAAAGGGTAGCTTGTCTCAAAAGGAAGCTATATCATCTATTGCCTCTATTGATTCTGCTATAGCAAAATACAGAACAGATGCTGACAAAGCCGTAGATCCAGCAGCTATTAAGAAGATACAAGATGCTATTGCTCAACTTAATTTTCAAAAAAGATCATTAATGCCAACGGCAGGATATTCTTATTTAAATACAGATGTAAGTGACACCACTGCTGCTAAAGGTTAAGGTTAACAAATGGGAACATATAATACATTTAGCAGAGTAACTGGTAGAGATTATCCATTTACTATTGATGGAGACGCTCCTACACAAACAGAAATGGCTAGAATCAATGCCATATTAGCAGAAAAAGAGGGTCTTACTACAGAAGAAGTAGAACAAGATCAGGGCAATTTATTTACCAGAAACATTGGTAGAGGTATAGATACTATACAACAGGCCTATGGATCTGCAATAGAAGGTGTCGGAGATGTTACTGGTCTAGACTTTCTTAAACAATATGGCTCA